AATGTCTTGGATTCTGGAACGCTCAGCTTTGATCACTTTTTGAGTGTCAACCTCTGAACGCACCACTTCCAGTTTTTCAGGATTGGTGGTCATTGACTCTTCTATAGGGGGTGGTTGTGGTGCATCAGAAGATGCTGAAACGTTCAAAGAACGTTCCTCTTCAGGCATATTAGATGCCTTATCTACGTCAGACGCAGACGTAGCAGATCTATTTACTCCAATGGAGGGATCTGCAGGAATTGCAACGGCGCTAATTTCGTAGGCTTCCCAATTAGAAGCAACATAATCATCACCGCGCTGTTCCATCTCTTTAATGACGTAGCCGAATGAGATATTGCGGATAATTCCATTTTTTATATCCCTAAATTTTGACGCAGCAAATTCTTCTTCACTAAAACGAACTGAGGCGTAACCACGTTTCTTTTTCTCATCAATCCATGCTCTCTCGACAACACCTATCACCTGATCTGGATTGTGATTCCATAAGACAGGAGCACCATCATTTAGACGTGTCAAATCTGCACTTCTTTCTTTATGCTCTAAAACTTCATTTCCAAAATAACGAGCAACTCCATTCTCAGAGCTAAAAGGAAATTCAAGAGTACGATCTTCCTTTTCAACTTCTCTTACCTCAAGGGCAAAATCACGTTGAATAAGGTGCTTCTCTAAATCACGTTTGCTCTCCATCGTCTTCTTCAGGTTTAGATGTTTCGTCTACTTTAGACACTGTCTGCGTAGGCGTAGTACCTGCTTCCGTATCAAATTTCAACCCAAGCTGTTCAGCAAGGTCAATTTCATTTTTACGTGCAAGAAGAAACTCCTCCAAATCCATTCCTGTTGTTTCTGCAAGAACTTGTGATTGAGTCTTGAAACCAGACTTAACTGCTAGTTGAGCACTTTGGACTTCCTTCATAGGGTCTACCCATCCCCAACCACGGAATAGCCATTTCGCCATTCGATAACGTTGTGGCTCTGCCTGATAGGTAGGCAGAGATAACACACCACTCAAAACAGCAATCTCTAACCATTCGTTATATATACGTTCTAGAAAAACTTCCTTGAGTTGATATTGGAGAGCCTTAAATGCTTCCTGATCTTGTAGAAGACTTAGACGACTAGAACTGTAATTTGTCTGACTGTAATCACGAGAAATAGTTTCATAACTACAACCAATGCCCGCAGCTAACGCCCGAAGCATGGCACGCAAAAAGGGCTCAAACTGACCATCTGGTGCATCAAGATTTGGAACATGCACGGATTCGCCGGGCGCCAAATAGCGGATAGCTCCAGGTGACATGTCATAAACACGATCGTCATCTGTCACCCCATCTCCGCTTAATTCTCCCTCTGGAGATTGCACCCATGCCATCAAGGCAGAGCTAGCCCTTGCTCTAACTAATTCAGCAGATTCATACCCTTCTAAATGATGCATCCGTTGAATCGCGCTAGCCATCCAAGGCACCCCGCGGGTCTGACCAGGACGTTCAAATCTTGCTAGATGAATGACGTCTTTTGCATCTACAAATATGTGTCTATCTTCTGCGACTGGCTGATTAACAAAGAGAGTATCTCCAGGATGGCGACTAAAAAACGCGAATTTTTGCGGTCTCTGCCACTCGTCAACAAGCACTCCCATTCTCCATTCCCAACCTTTTTTCTGTGCCTTGCCCTGGTAATCCTCATCCAACATGTCGCTCTCTAAAAGTTGAAGAGCAAAAGGAACATCAGAATCACCAAAAGGGCGGCCACGGATTAGACGAATCATGCACTCGCCGGACTCCGCCCAAGCACTAACTGCATTACGTGTTAAATCGTCAAAGCACAGTTTTCCTGCAACGTCACAGCTATCGGCACGGCCCCATTTTTTCCATGCACGTTCGATCTGATCATTGATCTTTTGATCTAATTTTCCACCGCGTTGTTTACGGACTTGGGCCTGTAATCGAACACCTGTGCCAACAACATTGTCCGTAATCGCACGAATTGCGTTCTTGCAATAATCCACATCTCGAACGAGTTGACGTGATCGATTCCTCAACTTCTTAAGACTTCCTTTAATTTCTGAATCAGCACTTTGGACTGACGTCACCCATCCTGCAGTTAGTCGGTTGACTTCCGCTCCTGCAAAACCTCGTCGCCTTGTCGGGGTAATCGCCCTTGGATTTGGCTTCCAAAGTTCACGCCATGCATTTCGGATTCCCATCGTTAAAACCTCACGAGCATTTGATGTGGATTACCAAGACCGTTTCTTATTAGATCTGCTTTTTGTTCTCTCTTGAGTTGGAATTTCAAACGGCTTTCTAATGCCATTAATTCTGTTAGGTCGTATTTTTTCAGGCTTCTTCCGCCGATCGAATACTCCTTAATGACTCCACCAGAAACAAGCGTTCTTATTGCGCTTTGTACTGAATCCAAATCCTGCTCAACCTGACTTTTTCCTTGAAGCGCGCCTGGTGTTCCTGTATAGGAAAGCGCTTGTAAAACTTCTAACGCTCCACTCCCGACGATGTATTTATCTGATCCCTTACTTACTTCGCAATTCCAGAACCAGTCCCCCGCGTCAAAGGCTGAACTATCACTAGCTGAGATGGAAAATTCCCAACCTGTTCCATACGTTGAACCCGTCGCAGTGTGACCTTCAGAAGCCGTATTAGTTCTTAAATAGAACTTCATTGCCCATGAATCGGTGCTTTGCAATGCATCTCCAAATGGATCAACCTGGCTATCTTCTCTCCATTTGATCGTGCTATTTGCACGAATTGAAGCCGGGATATTCATGCTGAACCTCTACCAGTTGTTGACATAACTCTTCTGATTAGACGTCTGACGTAATTTTAGACGTAATTCCTTAGAAGATTTAACGGGATTTAAGAGACGATTAGTGAAAATTTCCCAGATTTTAGCCCTCGGATAAAGCATATAGAGACGATTAAGCCCGCAATAAGCCATACAAAGGCAATCCAATGCTTCATTGCGTGTCCCTGGCTTCAACGTCCATACAGGAACTTGGAAACCTGACCGATTAGTTCTGAGAATCTGGCGCTCTGCTGTTAGTTGTCTGAAATACTCTTCACTCGTTTGGGCGTGAAAGTGAAGATAACCAGGGCCAGGTTCGTTATGTTTAAGTCTACCCATTAATGCGTCCTTTGCGGTATCTCCTCCCATTGCATAAAGAGTTAATGCACGTCTAAGCGTTCTACCTTTTGCATTGATGTCTACTTTTGAACCTCGACCAATAACAGGTTTCCTTGCTTGGTTGGAACCCTTAATCGCTATGACACCTTGCGCCTGACGTTCACGGCAATATTGATAAACAGACTGAGTTGCTAAACCACCCGAGTCAACGACAGTGCAATCCGGCTTTAATTTTGCACCGCTTGGATGTTCATATTCAGCCGTAACCAAAACATCCAATGCATCCCATACATGTTTCTGATGAGGATCACCCATTAAGACCTGATGATCAATTAGCCAACCTTCTTCTTCTTTTCCCCAACCCCAAATAGATACTTCTAGACGTTGTTTGTCTGCACCGACACCTCCGCCACCTTGTACGTCAACCCCAAGCGTTATTGACAGGACACCTTCAGGGATAGTCCCAGGAATATATGACTCACAACGTTTTAACAATCCCTCCGCACTAATCTTGCTGACAGCATCGGCATCCCATGTTTCAGAGAGCCGGGTATTAACGAAGGTACGCAATAAAGGAGCATCACCTTTTGCTTTTAAAAATTCCTCAACCATATCTTCCCAACTAAACCAACCCAAAGGGCTATACAAACCATTCAAATGAAAACCCGCAGTTTTTCCATTACTCGGAGCCGTCGGCCTCCATTCTCCTTTTCTAAGCATTGAAGTTTTATGTACTTCCTTAAAGCGTTCTTTACATTTCTCGCATTCGTACTCAGCCGTTGATGGATCGTTCTCTTCATACTTCAAACGACCGAATTTTAAATATTGCATTTCACCGCAAGCCGGACACGGTACGAAATAGCGCCTCTGGTCACTCCCTAAATACTCGGCCTCAATTCGTGAAAAATCTTTAATTGTAGGTGTAGAGGTAAGGAGAATCTTCCTTCTTGCAAATGTGGTTGTACGTTTTTCGGCTAATGCAACTGGATCGCCCTCATTCTCCACGTCCCCTGGCATTGCATCCACCTCGTCAGCGAATAAATAACGGCAAGGCGCCGACCTAAGACCCGTTGCACTATTTGCCCCGGTTAACAACATGATCCCGCCGGGGAACTCTTTACTGAACAGGGTGTTGCCACTATCTCTAGACCTGGCAGGCGCAATCTTGTCAGATAAACAAGGGGTGTCATTAATCATCGATTCAAGCCGCTGTTTACTTAATCTTTTTGCCATTTCTACCGTTGGCTGAACGCAAAGCATTGGACCAGGTGAATGGTCAATCACATAAGCAAGAAAATTTGTTCCTAATTCTGTTTTTCCTGTCTGTGCCGCAAACATAAGCACAACTCTCTGCACTGTGTTTTGAGTAGAAAGACAATCCATTGGGTCTTTCAAATAAGGCGTTCTAGAGGTTCGCCACTTGCCTGGCTCTGCGCTTGCCTTACTACTGAGCATTCTGTATTCATCAGCCCATTCACTAACCGTTAAAGGCTTCTCAGGTCTTAAGCCTTCAAGAAATCCTTCTATCCATGCGTTCATGCTTCTACTAATTGTTCTAGGGCCATTCGATGCTCATCACTAATCAAACGATGGATAGCAGTGGCATCTGTTTCTCCTGCTAACTGATGAGCTAAACGATCCGCAACGCTTGAAAACTTTTCTCTTGCAGCCCTCCCCATTTGGAAACTACTTTTCTTGACCTCAGCAACAGGAATCAATTCTTTCTTTTGCTGCGCTACCTGTATCTTTGCCAGCTCACTTAAATAATGTTCCTTTCTTGCCCTGCTTACGTGGAAATCAGGTATCGCATCATCCGATAAAGCATAAACCTTTTCCTTAAGTTCCTTTTTCGTTTGCGTAGGAATAGCGGCCCTCGCCGGATCAGTATTTTTCTCCCATAATTCCAAGGCTAAATCCTTGTTAAGCATTTCCCTGTTTCCCACCTTAACAATTGCGTCTTTTAAAATCCCTTTTTGTTTTTTCTGTGCAACTGCACTCCTGCTAACTGATTTCAGCTTTGCTAAGTCTGCAAAAGTTATAAACATTTAGCCACTTGTTAAGCACTTACGCTATATATGGTAGTCGTTTGTTCAGCTGTTAAGCTTACTGAGAATCCGACGCTAGAAAATAAATTTGCCTTT